TACGACGAAGAAGCACTTGCAAGAATTGAGAAAGCTGTTGGCCCAAGAGACTGGTCAGCACTGTACCAACAGAATCCAGTAGCTGATGACGGTGATTACTTCACCAGAGACATGATCAACTACTACGACCGCGAAGATGTGGACGAAGACCGTATGCGTTACTACTGCGCATGGGATTTGGCTATTGGTAAGAACGATCGAAACGATTACACCGTCGGTATGGTTGTAGGCGTCGATGAGCATGATCAGATATTCATAATGGATATGGTCAGAGGCCGGTTTGATGGATTTGAACTGGTTGAGCAGATCTTAGATATGTACGAGGTCTGGAAGCCTTCGATCATTGGTATCGAGAAAGGGCACATCGAGATGGCTTTAGGGCCGTTCCTCGAGAAGCGTGTTCGTGAGCGCGGATTATACGAAGCGTACTTTAGAGATTTAAAAACTGGCCGCAGGGATAAAGAAGCGCGGGCCAGAGCAATCCAAGGACGAATGCAACAGGGCATGGTGTTCATGCCGAGAGATGAAGAATTTACAGGCCCTCTGGTAGCAGAGTTATTGCGCTTTCCGAATGGGGTACACGACGACCAAGTAGATGCGTTGGCTTGGGTAGGTCTCATGATGACGGAATTCAGCACATTTGTTGAACGCGTTGAGCATGTGCCGACCTGGCGAGACAGATTACCTGGCCTATTCAAGGGCGAAAAAACCAAATCAGCAATGAGCGCATAACAATGGCTAAGAAAAAGATCGATCCTGCAAAGGAAGAAGAAATTACCCGCACCCAGTGGGCTCGTTACGAGCGCGCGCGGGACAACGGGCACCTAGACTATGTCGAGATGGCCCTAAAGTGCGACGAGTACTACCGAGGGGACCAGTGGGACTTGGACGATCAGTCTGCTCTTGAGGCAGAAGGGCGTCCCGCGCTTACTATTAATACGATTCTACCTACTGTTAATACCATCCTTGGTGAGCAGTCGACGCGTAGAGCTGACATACAGTTTAAACCCCGCAGAGGGGGTGATGCTGAAGTGGCACACACCCTGACTAAGTTGTACATGCAGATCGCCGATAACAATAAGCTCGACTGGGTCGAGCAACAGGTGTTCAGCGACGGTTTGATTATGGACGGTCGCGGTTATTTCGACGTACGTATGGACTTCAGCGATCACGTTGAAGGCGAAGTTCGGATCACGGCCAAAGATCCACTAGACATACTTATTGACCCAGATGCTAAAGACTCAGACCCTAAGACTTGGAACGAAGTGTTCGAGTCTAAATGGATGACATTGGATGAGATCTCAGAGTTGTACGGAGAGAAGCAGGCTGAGCGCCTATTGTTTGTCGCTGAGAACGGTATGAGTTTCGGCCCTGACTCTGTTGAGTATCAGGAAACCCGCTTTGGTGATACGGAAACTAACGACGATTACTTCGGCGCAGGAGTTCCTGGTGACGAAGAGTACCGTAATGTAAAAGCCTTACGAGTGATTGAACGCCAGCACAAGAAGTTGAGCCGTGCTCAGTTCTTCGTTGACCCTGATACAGGTGACCAGCGACAAGCGCCCGATGAGTGGAGCGACGCTAAGAATAAAAAGTTTGCTAAGCAGTATAACCTCACCCTTATTAGTAAGGTTGTTAGGAAGATCCGATGGACCGTAACCTGCGACAAAGTTGTGCTGCACGATGATTGGTCTCCGTACAACCAGTTCACCCTTATACCATTCTTCTGTTACTTCCGTCGCGGTAATCCCTTCGGTGTTGTACGTAACCTTCTATCCCCGCAGGAGCAGCTGAACAAGATTGCGTCTCAAGAGCTGCATATCGTTAATACTACAGCTAATAGTGGTTGGATGGTTGAAGCAGGCTCACTGGTCGGTATGACCGCGGACGACTTAGAAGAGCATGGCGCAGAGACAGGTCTTGTACTCGAATATGCCCGCGGTACTTCACCCCCTAGTAAGATTCAACCTAACCAGATACCTACTGGCCTTGATCGTATTGCTATGAAAGCGGCAGCAAACATTAAGACTATATCCGGCGTAAACGACAGCATGTTGGGCACGGACAGCGCGGAAGTATCCGGCATTGCAATCCAGGCCAAGCAGAACCGTGGCGCGATTATGATCCAAGTACCTTTGGATAATTTACGCAAGTCACGCCAATACCTTGCTGAAAGTATCTTGAACCTCATTCAAGCATTCTACACAGAGCAACGTGTGATCCAGGTTACTAACGAAGCTGACCCAATGAAGCCTCGTGAAGAGATGATCGTCAACGAGATGACCCCTGAAGGGGCGATTATTAACGACCTTACTCTTGGAGAATACGACGTAATTGTAGCCACTGCGCCCGCGAGAGACAGCTTTGACGAGACTCAGTTCGCAGAAGCGCTCAGCTTGAGACAGGCCGGTGTTGTCATCCCAGACGATGCAATCATTGAGTACAGCCACCTAGCGCGTAAGGGAGAACTTGCTACACGCATCCGTCAGATGACTGGGCAAGAGCCCCCGACTCCAGAGCAGCAAGAAGCACAGGCACAGCAGCAGCAGATCCAGATGCAGCAGCTACAGCTTGAGATGGCTAAGCAGGATGCCGAAGTTAAGAAGCTACAGTCTGAAGTTGCCTTGAATATAGCGAAAGCGCAAGACGCTACAGACGTTGATCCTCAAGTACGTATGGCAGAGATACAGGCCAAGCTAGAAATCAACGAGCGTCAGCTAGAGCTTAGACGCGAACTTGCCAACCTAAATAACACAGCTAAAGAAACACAGTCACAAACCTCTGCGGCAACGAAGTTAGCCACCGCAGCTTTTAGTAACACCAATAGGAACAAATAGGAGTTCTTAAATGAGTAAGCAAAACGAAGAAGTAGAAGATAAAGCCCTAGATTTTGACGTAATGCCAGGAGCAGATCGTGTTGAAGACGACGATATGCCTAACTTGGACTTGAGTTTTGACACTGTTGCAGAGGAGCCAGAAGTAGTTGAAGAGCCAGCAGAAGTTATGGCAGAGGATGCAGAAGAGGAAGCCGCCACTGAAGATTCTGAAGAAGCCGTGGCCGAAGACGAAGGGGATGAACCCGAAGCAGAGCTCGACGAAGAATTAGAAGAGGAAGAGCCTGTAGCCGAAGAACCAAAAGCTAAGAAGAAGCCAATGGTGCCCAAGGCTAGACTTGATGAAGTCCTCGCCAAACAGAAAGCTCTGCAAAAACAGCTTGATGAAATGAATGCAGCTAATGTCAAAGACGAAGAAGCGCCTGAGACCTACGATTTTGACGCAAAAGAAGTCGAATATCAGAATATGGTACTGGATGGTGAGTCGGCCAAAGCGGTTGCCCTGCGCAGAGAGATCAGAAAGGCGGAACGCGCCGAGCTAGAGTTCGAAATGCGCCAAGAAATGTCGCAGACAGTCAATCAAGACCGTCAGCAGACTGCCCTTCAGCAAGCGGCAAACGCTATGGAAGAGGCTTACCCTGTTTTTGATCGTAACTCGGATACTTTTAGCGAAGATATGACTAATGAAGTCGTTGAACTGCGCGATGCTTTCATGATGAAAGGGTATGAAGCTGTAGATGCGCTGTCGAAGGCTGTTCGATATGTTGTAAAAGACAACGATCTGGGCGAGTCCGGCCAAGAAGCACCCAGTTTGGCCGGAAAAGCTGCAAAAACAGACGAGCTGTCCAAAAAGAGAGCGGCTGTAAGCCGTAAATTGAAGGCTGCAGATGCTCAACCCCCTGAACTTCCTGGTGAAAGCTCATCGATGCATGGCGAGAAGGCTTTAGATGTAGCTTCCATGACTGAAGAAGAGTTCAACGCCCTGCCTGAAGCCACTTTAAGACGTCTACGCGGCGATATTATTTAATGGCAACGGACTGCTGGGCATGTGGCGGCGAGCTTATATGGGGAGGTGACCATGACCTCGAGGAAGATGACTCCGAAGAGTTCTCCATTATCACGAATCTAAGCTGTCCGAATTGCAACGCCTTCGTTCAGGTCTACCACGGCCTGCGCGAGGGGTATACAGAAGAGGGATAAAACTATGGCAGTTAAAAAAGACCCACGATTAGCCCGAGCAGGAGTCTCCGGCTTTAATAAGCCTAAACGAACGCCTAGCCACGCTAAAAAATCCCACATTGTTGTAGCAAAAGAGGGCTCTACAATCAAAACAATTCGTTTTGGTGAGCAGGGCGCGTCGACCGCTGGCCAACCCAAGGCTGGTGAGTCTGAAAAGATGAAGAAGAAGCGCGCGAGCTTCAAAGCACGACACGGAAAGAACATAGCTAAGGGAAAAATGTCGGCGGCTTACTGGGCTGACAAAGTGAAGTGGTGAAACAGCTTGTTTTTGCCCTAATAGTGTCTGTGAGCGGAGATATAACGGATACAAAAAGCTATTGGGAGTCTTTAGAGCGGTGTCGGTGGTTTGCGCAGAAGTTAACTACCCAGGGCAGACCAGTGACGCATGCGACGCCAGTATTCGCGTACTGCGTCCCTGAGTATGTAGATAATGAAAAAACGACTATCCATCGATAGTGGTTGCATTATAATATTAGCTGTACTAATATTATGATACGTCTATCAGTACGATAACTGGTCGGCCCGTAGCCGTAAAAAACGTACCCCTTCGCCTGCACAGGCGTGAAACCTGCCGAGGGCGACCCTCGTTAATCAACGCTAAACGTTCTTCTACACGATAGTAGAAAAACGGATTAGCCGCTCCTTAAGTCGGCTTGTAAGGCGGCGTGTGCCGCACTAATTATTTGCCCATTTAATTATCAAGGAGCCAATCATGGCTGTAACAAATTTCGGTACGCTTACGGGCGACCAACTCCAAACTTGGAGCCGCGACTTCTGGAAAGTAGCTCGCAATCAATCTTTCATCAACCAATTTGCTGGTAGCGGTTCAAACGCTATGGTTCAGCGCGTAACTGAGTTGACCAAGAACAACAAAGGCACTAAAGCTAACATCACTTTGCTAGCTGACATGACCGGCGACGGTATCACTGGTGATTTTACTCTGGAAGGCAACGAAGAAGCCCTCCGCGCGTATGACATCAGCATCGAGCTAGACCAGTTACGTTTCGCTAACCGCATCGCTGGCCGTATGACTGACCAGAAGACTGTTGTTAACTTCCGTGAGCAATCTCGTGACGCACTTGCTTATGCAATCGCGGATCGTTGTGACCAGTTGGCATTCTTGACTTTGTCAGGTGTTGCTTACACTCACAAGAACAACGGTGGCCTTCGTACTGTAGTTGGCGGCGCTGTAAACGGACAAGAGCTTGTTGATCTTGAGTTTGCTTCTGACGTTTCTGCACCTACTGCTTCACGACACCGTCGTGTTGATGGCGACAACATCGTTGCTGGTGACACTACTGCTTTGGTAGCTGGTGACAAACTCAAGTACAAGCACATCGTTAACTTGAAAGCCTATGCTAAAGATCAATACATCCGTGGTATTCGTGGTGCTGGTAACCAGGAAACTTATCACATGTTTGTTACTCCATCACAGATGGCTAACTTGAAGCTAGATGCTGACTTCATCGCTAACGTTCGTAACGCTGGTGTACGTGGTGCTTCTAACAGCTTGTTCGCTGGTTCTTCTAGCCTGATGGTTGACGGTGTAATGATCCACGAGTTCCGCCATGTGTTTAACACTTCTGGCGCTACTACTGGCGCTTCTGGTAACGCTGGTGCAGCTGGCTACAAGTGGGGCGCAGACGCTTCTATTGTTGGCGGTCGTGCTTTGTTCTGTGGTGCTCAGGCTCTAGCTCTAGCTGACATCGGACTACCTGAAATGGTTGAAGATACTTTCGACTATGGCAACCAGTCTGGTATTTCTGTCGGTAAGATCTTCGGATTCCGTAAGCCTAAGTACAACAGTGATATCACTGGTGACGTACAGGACTTCGGCGTTATCTGCTTAGATACTGCACAGTAAGTAAGACAATCGCCCCCTTCTTCGGGAGGGGGCTTTCTTTTATATAGGAACTAATCATGAAGATTGTAAGTAGCAAGTCATTACGAGTGACCACGATGGGCGGAACAGCCGTCTTGTTTGAAGCAGGCGTGCCTCGAGAGATGTCTGAAGAAATTGGCCTATTAGCTATACAGATGGGCGCAAAAGAATACACCACCAAATTTGTTGAAGAGGCTGCAGCTGAAGAAGCAGTGTTCGAAGAAGTAGACAAAGTAATAGATGAACTTTTTGTCGCGCCGACAGAAATAAAGCACAACACCGTCCTCGTTACTGCTCTTGAAAGAATGATGGACGAAGGCGACCCAAAGAATTTTAAAGCTGACGGCTACCCCAAAGCCGCGGCAGTGAACAAGGTTATGGGCGAGACGATCGACACTGACGCCCGAGAAACCGCGTGGGAATCAATACTAAACTCATAGGTATAAGATCATGGCAGTAACAGTACAAAGCGTAATAGACAGAGCGCAGACAGTGCTTCAAGACACCACTGGTGTTAGATGGCCTGTTGTTGCAGAGCTCGTTTTGTGGATCAACGACGCGCAAAGGGAGATAGCCTTATTAAAGCCCGATGCTAGTGCTACTAACGCCACAGTCACACTTGATACTGGGACCAAGCAGGATATTCCTTCTGGTGGGAACCGCCTGTTGAAAGTTGTACGTAATATGTCTGCGGCGAGTAACGGAAACGGAAAGCGAGCAGTACGTTTAGTTGACCGTGAAGTACTTGACGCACAGACACCTGACTGGCATGACCCCACTGTTGCGGGCGATGCTGCTCATACAACGATTGTTAAGCACTACATTTATGATGAGTCCAACCCCCGCAATTTTTATGTCTATCCAGGCGTAGCTGGCAGTGCGTTTTTAGAAATAATTTACAGTTCGAATCCTGCGACTGTTGCCCAGAATGCTAACTTATCAATACCAGATATCTTCGCCAACGCGGTCATGAACTACGTCTTGTACATGGCCTACATGAAAGACGCGGAATATGCAGGTAATGCGCAAAGAGCTAGCAGTCATTTTCAGATCTTTACTACATCTGTTACTGGTAAGGGGCAGATTGACGCCATTACTAATCCGAATATGGAACGAAGAAATCCAGCACAGCAACGGCAGGGATAATAACGTATGGCGATTTCCTATGAGACGCTACTACCTGAAATACTACCAATGGTTCCAGGCTGCCCTGACTCCCTAATCCAAAACAATATTAGAGCAGCTGTGGTTGAGCTGTGCGAACGCGCGAGTGTTTATCAGCAAGAGCTAGACCCTTTAACTACGGTAGCTAATATTTATGAGTACGACTTAGAAGCACCCTCGGGTACTAGTGTCCAAAAGATCCTGTGGGTTACTCATGCAGGCGTTGATTTAGAGCCTATTACTAGTTCCTTGTTGGAGCAGCGTATACCCAAATGGCGTACGGAAGCGGGCGTACCTGAATACTTTCTACAGCAAACATCAAGCCTGTTTTCGCTAGCGCCTGTACCGGCAGCTACCGCGGTAAGCAGTACTGTTATAAGAGCTGTTTTAAAACCGTCACACTCAAGCACTGCATGCGACAACGACGTGATGAACGACTATCGAGACACGATCGTAAATGGCGCACTTTTTAGATTACTAAGAATTCCAAACAAAGACTGGTCTGACATTCAAGGTGCATCAGTCTATGGACAATTATTTAACCAAGGTGTAGAAGCCGCTGAGCGTAGAGCGCGAAACGCGGACACCGGAGTACGCAGGAGCGTTAGGTATGGCGGAACAGGCGCATGGCGAACAAGACGCAGACGTTACGGTAACGGCGGTTGAACCAGTACTTGCCCACATACGTGAAGAATGGAATTGGGTAAAACGCGGTATCGAAGAGATTTTAGCTGAGCAACCTCAGCTTACGTTCAGAGCAGAAGATGTTTATGCAGCTTGCCTGAATGAAGAAGCGCACCTCTGGGTTGCACCCGAGGGATTTGTAATTAGCACCGCAGAGCGGGATGAGTTTACAGGGGCGAGAACGTTCTTTCTCTGGTTGGCCTGGACAAAGGACCGCGGACAAAGTTGCGCGATTAAGTACATACCTTTTTTCACCAATGTAGCGAAAGAAAGTGGGTTCAAGACCCTTGAAACGCGAACGCCAGTTACAGCCCTAGAAAGATATTTCTTGGCAGACGGCTGGAGAAAGGAAACAGTGGTTTACACGAGAGAACTGTAATGAGCAGCAAACCTAAAAAATCCGAATATAAACCTTCTGCTGCTGAGAAAGCGTCAGCTGCTGTTGCGTTGGCCGAGAACAAATACTTCAAGCAAAAGTACGACCCTCTTCTCCAGAAAATGCGCGATACGTCTACAAACGATAATAGCGTTGAGACACTTAGGGGTCGAGCTAACGCGGATACTATGCAGACACTTGCAGGTAAAGCGAGCTATGACCGCGCGGCGACTGGAGCAAATGGTGGAGCAGAAGCTCAAGCCTACCAAGCGCAGTTGGGGCTAGCAGATAAAGCGGGGCTCGAAAGAAAAAACAATATGCAGCTTGGCGTACTAGGTACAGCTAGAGGGCAGGCTGCAGACGCAACCACGGGCATGACTGCAGCGGCAAACATGGGCGCGTCGAGAGTACTGACCCAGGCGAAAGCGAAGCAAGAAGTTCGTTCAGCGAAATTCGGTGCATTAGCAGAAGCAGGCACTGCTTTTGTTATACAGGGCGCTAAGAATATGAAGTCAGAGGGCCAGCGTCAAAAGACCGATGCAAACGGTAACAAAATGACCAAGGCAGGCCCTGACGGAAATCAAGTACCAGATATGGAAACGGTAAAGGGCAGCTTTACGTCTCCAGTCGATGGCGCGGGCAATAAAGTCTCCGGCTTGGGTAATCGACTATCGTACTCAAACGCGTTTAGCACATATTAAGGAGCGCTAAAAAATGTCACGAATAGCAATGGATTACAGCAGAGGCGGGGCAGGGATAGGCAGTGTTGGCGGCGATTTTGTTTCCCAGTTGCCAGAAGTTACCGACCCCGACAAGACCTACGCGAGCATTACTCGCAACGACTACATGGATTATGTGAGCCAGTATCGCGGCTTCGAAGAGGACCTTCTTGATAGAGCGCAGAATGACACCTCACTAATTGATGACGCGCGAGTTAACGCCAAAGAAGCTCAGGGGCTTATGGCCGGAGTAGCTAATCGCAACGCAAACAGATATGGCGTATCACTAACTCCAGCACAGCAGCAAGAACAGTCACGCGGCCTAGCGCGCGCGAATAATCTTGGGGCGGCTCAATCAGTAAACGATGCGCGCATTGCCCAAAAAGATTTAAACCAGGCTGCTATAGGCGACCTTATTAACATCGGACAAGGGGTCAATCGCTCCTCACTTGGTCAGATGCAAGGCGCGGCGCAGAGCGCGACTCAACGCAAGAACGCATACGACTCTGCTAAGGCGGCTTCTAAAGCGCAAACTTATAGTGCAGTAGGTGGTCTCGCCGCTGCCGCAATTTTCGCATTCGCATTTTAGGTAACTACCGATGAGCATAGCAGCAGGAATAGAACGAGCAGTGTCAGGCGCGCAAGCATCCTACCGTGACCAACGTGACTCTAACCGCCAACGCGAATCGCTAAAACTGGCTCGTGAACAGCAAGACATCATTAATACCGAAGAAAACGAGAGGCTCAACGTACAGGGCTTTCGCGAGGTTATAGGTACTATTGCTCAGCACACTGGCAATATTACTGAGAAGCAAGACTACCTTTCGGTATATAACGAACGCCCAGAGGAGATTGTTCGCCTTAGTAACTTACGGCCTGAGTTTAATACATTCTTAAAATCTGACGGTACTCTGGGAGAAGCAGAACTACATAGTTTTAAAAAAAGAGGTGACCTAATAGTTCCGATGGTCAAGCGAAGGGACACTGGCGAAGTTGTTCCAATGACGAGAGGAAAGTCTGAAGCTGGTGATGACGAAGTAGTAGAGCTAACCGAGCAACAGTTTAATGACCACTTTAAAAGCCGGTGGGAATCAGGTATCAGTAAAGGGGCACTACGAGATAACGATGGAGTCCTCTACACAGGCGCGCAAGACATGGCCAGATGGCAAGCCCAAGCCCAGAGCTCAGCGCTTAGAGAGAAGTCGCTGGATATTGTTGGCGGAGATCCCGAAAGAAGTCCTGCCCAGAAAGCGCAATTTTACCAACTTGTAAATGACACGGACGATGTAGACGCTTTAAAGCAAGTCTATGCGTCTGTTGGCGGCGACGTGGACGCATTAATTGCTGACGCTGAAGCAGCCGCAACAGCTGAATGGGAGAATAGCGTTCAAGGTAAAGCAGAGCGTGAGAAACAAGACTCAGAGGAGGATCGCACCCCGCTACAGCGCGCATTAAACCCCCGAAACCAAAGAGCTATGGGACGCACTGTCGGCGACCAAATGTCTGTCTTAGGTATAACAGATCCCGAAGAATATGACATGTTGCAGACTGTAACGACTGCGGTCGAGGAGTCTGGAATCAACGCCGCCGGTGGTAAGTCAGGGTTTTTATTCCAAAACCAAACTAACGAAGTTTATGAAAAAAACACTGCAGCTGAAAAATTCTACGATAGGCAGACCAATACTGTCGCTGTGGCTAAGGCGCTATTCCGTAACCCAGAGCTAAAAACCGAGTTCGACAAACTCGGCCCGATGGCGTTTTACGAGAAGTATGGGGACAATATTCAACAGCTTGGCAAGCCTGAGCGTACTCCACCAGACCCTTCGCAAGGCGGGTACACGCCAAAAGGTACAACTGTTGGTGGCAGACCCTCTGGGAATGCGACTACCGCACCCCAGCTGAAAACCCAACCGCCGTTCGAGCTGACTGCGGGGAACATACGCATGGCTATCAAGAATAAGACGGAGAAGGTTACAGCGGAGCAGACTGCTGAAATCGGTTCGTTCCTTGATCGTAATGGTATTAATACCGACCAAGAATTAATTGAAGCGGCTAACAACGGCACAATAGCGCCTGAAGATGCGTTCAAAACCGCCTACATAATGGGTATGACGCATAAGGGTTCAACAACTGAAAGGATGGGTGAGGCACAAAAACTCATAAACGCCTTTACGTTTGGTGACCGAGACGTTGGTATAGCGGAAAAATCAACAATGGATTACAACGCCGCCAGCTCTGCAAGGGCCGGTGCGACTTTGCGACTTCAATACGAGCAGCACAACCTAGCCGTCAAGCAGTACGATACAGAAGCTGGACAGCAAATAGTTGAGGACACGCAGGCTTGGTCGAATGAACTGTTTGCTACTATCGGCTATATGGAAAAAGGTGATGACGGCGAATACTCAGTAGTCGAAGGTGCCACCTTTGACGGGACAAAAGATGAAGCGACTGCAATAGGTAACTTAATTAGCAGGCTAATCCCAAAAATCAATCAGGCATCTTCATCAGGTGTCTACACCGACGCAAATGGAGAACCTATCGCAAGTCCGCAGTCGCAGGCATACCTTGACCGTCTAAACCCCGCTTTAAATTTTTATGCGCAGGCAATGGCAAACGCCGATGAGGGAAGCATCTTTGGAGGACAGTTTTACGCAGACTTCTTTAGGCCAAATGCTGATGGCACTACTGACTTTGATTTAAAAAGAATTCGTATTGCCCGTAAGGGGCCAAAGGGCGTTATACAGAGAATCGCATATGTTGATGAAGACGGTGTAAACAGCCAAGAAATCGACATGAGCGATATCCAGAGCGACAACCCCATCGTCGCTAGACTTTTGGCCAAAGCAGCCACCGTTAACGGTATGGTTAAATAGAGGGCAGTACGTGTCTAATCTTGGAGTCCGTAACAATAATTGGCTGAACATACGCTACAACCCCTCTAATGATTGGGTCGGGCAGACTGGCGGGGATGGTAATAACTACGCCAAATTTGATGACCCAGTGAACGGGCTTCGAGCAGCAGACATCGTCCTAAAAAACTATGGGGCAAAGCACGGCATCGACAATCTAAACGATGCTATATTCCGCTTCGCCCCTCCCGCAGACAATAACCCGACTCCTGCATACGCAAAGTTCGTAGCGGATAAGATGGGAATCGGTGCTGACGACAAGATTGATTTAGCTGACCCCAATACGCGTGAAAAGATGATTTCTGCGATGGTGCAGTTTGAAACGCCTGATGCGACGGATATGTACTCGTCAACTTTATTGGATAAAGCTAGAGGAGTAGATACGAGTGCTAGCTCAAAGCCAGGACTTGTCGCTAGTTTTAAACAACAAACCGCTCAGCCTACGAAAGCCAAGCAGTCTATAGAAGTAGACCAGTCAACCGACGTGGTTAGTAGTTTTAGGAAGCAGCCAAGAACACCTGAGCAAGCAGTGCTCGACACTCTTGGTGAAATGCGTGGTGATTCAAACAACTCCGTCGATGGATTGCGTAGCGGTAGACTCCAAGCTGATGACATAACTTTTGCACCCTCTGGATTAGTTGAAAGTTTCAGGCGTGGTGTTACTAGCGGCGCGCAGTCGCTTTCTTCGGATTTAACTTATATGGGCGCGGGTATTGACGCGCTTCTAGGTGATAAAGAAGGTGTCGCTACATCTATTGAGAACGCGCGAATCCAAGAAGAGTTTGCTGCTATCCCGATGGAAGGGATGCAAACCTTCGGAGAGTTTGTAGACGAGCCGACAGTCGGCGGGTTCTTTGAGCAAGTTACATCGGGTACAGGCCAGCTAGTACCTAGCGTAATTTCTACTATTTCTGGGGCAGGCGTCGGCAGTGTCGCCATGCTTCTTGGTAAGGAAACTCTAAAACAAAGTAGTCGCCAAGCCGCTAAAAACCTCATTAAAGATTCTTTGGTTGCAGTCTCCAAAAAGCAGGCTACTCCTGACCAGACGGATATTGCACAAGCTGCATTCGAAGCGACAAAAGAAGCACATGTACTAGCTAGAAATGGGTATCTACGAAATAAGACCGCTAAGCAGGGCGGCCTTATAGGCGCGGGCTTGTCTGAGTACGCCCCGTTATCAGGTTCAAATGTTAGCGAAGCGCTAGAGTCAGGCCGCGAGCTCGACGCAGGGCAAGCTGTCCGTGCAGGACTAGTCGCATTACCCCAAGCAGCTGTTGGCCTCTTTGGTGAAGTAGGCTTGTTGAAGTTAATCGCCAAGCAGGCGTCGGCAAAATCGGCAGGGCCAAACTCTGTCATGGGTAGACTAGCTGCTGCTGCTGGTGGAGGTTACGTCAAAGGTGGTGCGCTGGAAGGTGGAGCTGAACTCGTACAAGAAGAGATCGCAATCCGTAACCGTATGGATATGGACGATACTTTCACTGATGCTGACGCAAATCTCCGGCGCATGAATGCCGGTTTCGTTGGGTTCTTCGGAGGCGGTGCTGCAGGCGGAGTAGGTTCACTCGCTGTACAAGGAGCACAAGAAATTGGCGGTGCCCCGTTGCTAGATACCGCAGCGGCAGTTGCCGAAAAAGCGTCTGATATGACGGACAGTATCAAAGAATTTATGACTCGCGCAAAAGCGCAAGACGATATAGCCGGTGCAGACGCGGACCAAACTACGCAAGAATCTGAGCGTGACATCAATGCGCAAATAGGCGCAATGCTTGACCCCTCTAGTTCCAAGGAAGCCGTTTGGATAAGCGGGACTGAACCTGATCCTAAATATAGTAAGCGCCCTAATAAAGTTAAGCAGATATTTATTAACGGCAAAGAGGTATACACAGCTTTTATACCTGGCCGCGGAACTATTATTTCGCCAGATGCAGGTGTTGTAGAAGCTGTCGTTAAGGGGCAAGCGTCTGATGCCGTACTAGCCTCGGCCCTCGGTTATAGCGCCGTAAAGACCGGCACAGAAACCGGCGTTTTCCGAGTGTATGACAGAGATGGTGGTATCGTTTCAGAGCAAGTAGTTGATGTAGCACCTGAGTCAATGGCCTCTGCTCAGAAGGCAGCCGAAGGGCTAAAGCCTGATGGTGGGCGTGTAGAGTTTATGACGACTGAAGACGCTATCGCTGATAGAGCGCGCCGCGCTGAGCCCGATGTAAAGTTTATGGATGATGACGAGGACGCAGACGCGCTTGAGACTGACCAAGATTCTAACGAGACGCAAGGCGACCAAGCGTTCGAACCTGAAACTCGTACACACAGTTTTGAAAACAAAGGCGAGACCATCGAGTCATACCAAGCTGTCGAAGGCGACAATAGCTTCGATGGCGTCGAGGAGGCTCGTACAGCATATAGCGAGATGCTTGGGTATGCCGTTGATTTCAGTACACCGTTTTATAAGCGCATGTCTAAAAGCATGCTCAATACCGCCGTTGCACTACAGAAAGCTAATACTGATGAAGTAGTTCAAATTGCAGTTAATAGCAACGGCTCTTACCGCATTGATATTGAGACTACCCCTGACACACAAAAAATAAGAAGCCGTAACGGAAAAGGCGTGGAAGAAGAAATCTCCATGTCGGAGTTTGTACGGCGGTCGATTAGTAAGGCCGCGAGTAGTTTATCTAAGTTCAGAACCGTAAACATTACGGCCCCTGGGTCAGATAAAGCTACCACCGTAAATCCTGTTGATTTGATGAACGCTGGACGGCGGATAGAAGAATCGGTATCGGGTAGTTTTACGGGTGGTGGTGCAACACAGTCATCGCGACAAGGGCTGCTTGCTATGTTGGGCGAGTTGCAGACGCGTGGGTATGAGGTAGATATTCAAGGCGTGCCTATAGCTGACATTATGGCAAACTTAGCTGACCCCACTAAAGATTTAGACCCCGCAATATCAGGACTAACTGTAGGCTTTAACGACGGCGGTAAGCCCGTTAAATTAGGCTCATTACTGAAGCCTTATGTCCCAGGTGCGCCAAAAGTGACTATGCTAGAGGAGATCACTGATGAGCTAGGCGATATAACGTTAGTAGCAGAAGAAGACGCCCGCGAAGCTGCGCAAGATGCAGACCCTATCGAACCTTACGATATGGCTGAAAACAATGCCCGCACACCTGACGGCATCCCCCTTACTACAATGAACATCGAAGATGAGCGCAACGTAAATACTACGCAGAATCGCCCAGTAGGAAGTGCTCCGCTTACAGGACCCGCGAGAGATCCGAAGCCTCAGTTAAACTTAAAGTCAGGTGTGACATTCCCATTTGGCGAGGTCAATGAGCTAGTAGCCTCGTTAGTACGACGGCTATCTCGACGCCTAAAGTTAAAGAATCCAGTGGCGATGATAAGCCTAAAGAAGTTTAACGAGTCTACTCGTGCCCAGCTCGCTAGCTACATCACTGCTAAAGGTAAAAAGTCTGCCAAAGGCAAGATCGCAATGCGCACGCTGATGGGCGATACCAAGACGAAGCCTTTAGACCTAAGTGACAAGAAAGCGGTCGGCGAGTTTGGGCAGCAGCTACAGAAAGATGGGTTGTTGAAAAAGACTATGGATGTTGAGGTAGCTAAAGTTACTGACCCAACGCTTGTTGGCCACAGCATAGTTCAGCGCGCGGCCTTTGAAGTATTGCAACCTCTGACTAATTCTACGCTGGTGGCTAAAGAGCTGGCAGAGTACTTAGTCGATAGCTTTGGTAAACAGAGCCGGAAAGGGTTCCACAAAAAGTATGACGGCGCGACAGTGATCATGCTCAATGATTTAAACAATATCAACGAAGCAGCGATTGCTATGACCGCGGCCCATGAGATGGGGCACGCGCTGTTTAATGAAGAGATCGACGGCGTTATTACTAACAAGCAGTTATTTAGTCGATTGGTTAAGAGGTTTGAGCGAGATAGGCAGGCAGCCCGAGACGCGGGTAAGCCGATACCGCAGTGGGAAACTGTCGGGTTCGAAGAGTGGTATGCAGACCAAGTTGCGGCATGGGCAAAGAAAGATATGCTGGCAGACAAGCGTACCGCAAACGATGCTGTGGATAGCCACTTCAAGCGTGTTGCACGTCGCTTCAAGCAGCTGTGGCGGGAAGTTAAATCCCACAACATCTTTAAGCGTACAGATAAAGTCGCGCCTGAATTCGACAAGTACATGACCGCCGTGACGAAAGCGCGGAGAGCGAACCGCGAAGTAATAACAGCACCCGTGCGTAACGAGGCGGGTGAGATCGTTGCGTATGCTGCGGCACTTAGGTCGGCGCAACTCACAGCTCCAGTACAAGAAGCCCCCAACGCCGAAAGCCCAACAGAGCAAGCTCCGTTAGATTTACAGCCGCAAGAAGGCGGAGGTTCAGGTAACGACGGCTATGACGGCCCACCGCCACAACTGCCTGTCCCAGACGAGCCTTCTTGGGAGCAAAAGGCCCTTGTTATAGCCCTTAAAAATCAGATTAATATTCAGTCTGGCGCACAGGCGCGAGCTGAAGCATGGCGTAGAAAATTCGAAAAGTGGCAGAAAGCCTTCTTAGAGAACAACCCTCACGCGACTGCGATTTTAGGCATTATCCGCACAGCGGATGGCATGCTTCGGATGACTGCTGGCGACACTTTTGCTGATATGTTCTATGTAAGATCGAACACTAGATCAGGTCTAGGGTTTGTGCAGGCTAGACAGCTGGCTCGAGATAAGTGGCGCGCAGGATTGTTCGATGCGATAGGGACGGATTGGACTACGAAAGAAGTGGAAGATGCATTGGGAGAAGCGCAGAGCAGAACACCTACGTCGGAACTTAAGGGCAAAGCAAAAGCTATTCGTGAGTATCTTGAGAAGATGCACCGTGAGTATGTAGAGCCGTCCAACTCGGACATCGGCTTCCGTGAGAATTATTTCCCCGTTCTATTAAGTTTGCCTGAAATAGCAAACGATCCAAAAGCATTCGTTGACTTGGTAATGCAGTACAACCCAAAAGCAGACCGTAAAGCTGTAGAAAAAACCGTCGCTCGTTTAGGTAAGTACCAGCGGATTATTGAGTCAGACCAAGATGTACCAAGTGATCTTGACGCGCTGAACCCCGCTGCTGCTGTTGAGAAGAGCATACAACTAACACGAGATATTCCTCTAGATGTGCTAGCGGAGTTAGGGTTTGCACAATCTCCAGAAGTCGCTCTCATGAGCTATGTCGACAACATCACTAAGCGCGTCGAGTGGAACCGTGCGACCAAAGGTGCAGATGGTAAAGATAAGGTCGGTCCTGCGTTAGCCGCTATGACAAAAGCACAGCGCGCGAATGCTGAGTCTGTACTTAACGCTTATGTCGGTAACGTTACGCATCTGTCACCTTTCTGGCGCAAGACGAATAGTTACCTCGCTACCTTAAACCTAGTCACTTTATTGCCTTTTGCTACGCTAGCGTCGATCCCCGACTTTGCAGGCGCGGTTGTACAGACTAGAGAGTTCAATGGTTTTGGTATGGCGCTCAAGCAGATCATGAGCACGATACAAGACAAAGAAGCGGCGAAACGTTTAGCTAATGACATCGGTGTAGTCATGCCGGAAGCTGCTGCAAATGCCTGGATGTCGCAGGCAGATAGCGACATGCTTGATCCTACTGCAAGAATGGCGACTGATAAGTTCTTTAAGTGGACTGGACTTAGCGGATTAACCAACCTGTCTCGGGAGTTCGCATCAGGTATGGGTAAGCGCTTTTTAATTGAACATGCTAACAACCCTTCAGAACGCTCAGAGCGTTATCTTTCTCAGCTCGGCGTAACGTACGATCAGGTACGCCGATGGGAGGCTAATGATTTCTCCTTCGACGGCCAAGACGGTCAGGCAGTTAAAGAGGCATTGCAGCGTTTTGTAGAAAGTTCTGTGTTGCGTCCTAATGCTGCTGAGAGACCTATCTGGGCATCAGATCCACGTTTCGCTTTGATCTGGCAGATGAAGTCTTTCATATACGCTTTCAACAGCGTGATCCTAACCGGCCTAGAGCGCGAAGGCTTTATGCGTTTCTTAGAAGGGAAAGGTATGGTGCCTGCGATGGCACCTCTGTTGTTGATGACGCTTGCTGCGTTTATGCCATTAGCGGCGCTGGGCCTAGAGCTACGCGAATACGCGAAGGTCGGACTGTCTTACGCAATTCCTGGGATTGATGGAAGCCTTAAATACCTCAGAACCGACCAGATGGATTACGGCACATATTTCATTGAGCTGTTCGGACGCGCAGGTTTAGACGGCCCTCTAGGTCTTATTACTATGGCTCAACGGTCGGGTGATTGGGGTGGCTCATCTTTAGCAACAATACTTGGCCCAACAGCTGAGCTAGTGGACAAGGTTATTCAAGATGGCCCGTTCGATGGCGCATACACGCGCATGAACTCACCGCAAGAAGCGGCTGGGACAATCCTAGGAATTGGCGCAATCGCGAGAACTTTACTATGAGCATATTCACAGCACTACTCGGGCCCGTTGCTGAACTAGGCAAGGCTTACTTGGGCAACAAAGCTGAAGAGAAGCAGGCTATCCATCAACGCAAGATTACATCTATAAACAACGACGCGGACTGGGAAGGCAAGATGGCTGATGCGTCAGCGGCCTCGTGGAAAGATGAGTATTTAGTAATTTTATTAACCTCGCCCGTCATCGCAATTATGTACGGCGCAATGACAGATGACCCACAACTTATCGAACGGGTGCAATTTGGCCTGCAAACTTTAGAGCTCCTCCCTGACTGGTTTAGTTATTTGCTAGCGGTAGCGGTAACGGCATCGTTTGGAGTTAAAGGCGCAGACAAACTTATGAAGCTGCGGAGTAAGTCATGATCGACGAAGAGTCTAGCCGTCGGTTCGATCGTATAGAAACGAAGATCGACAAGCTGACTGACATCCTCGCGAGCGTGGCGCGGGTGGAAGAAAAGATGATAGGCGCGGATGCGCGATTGAAGCGCCATGAATTCCGGCTCGATGAGAATGAGAGGAAGGTAGACGACCTAGCAGAATCGGTAGCTACTAATTCGCAAGTTGTTAAGGTCGGCCAAGGCATAGTCGCATCAATGTGGGCTGCTTTTATCGGCGCTGTTATTTATATAGTAAAGGATTAGAAATGTTTAAATATTTTAAGATCGAAGATTTTGATTGCCAGGAAACAGGCGAGAACGAGATGAGTGAAGCGTTTATCTGGAAGCTGGACCACCTAAGAGAGATTTGCGGATTCCCCTTCGTGATAACTAGTGGGTATCGTGATCCCAGCCACAGCATTGAGCGAGATAAACCGAATGGCGGGGGACAACACACAAAAGGGCTGGCCGCTGATATTCGCGCCCGTAACGGCTCGGAGCGATATCAAATACAGAAGCACGCGTATGCGTTAGGTTTTACTGGGGTAGGCGTACACAAGGCATTTATCCACCTAGATATCCGCGATGCAGAGCCAGTATCTTGGCCATATTAACTACTGGATTTATATTAGCCAAGCTAATATAATCAACCAATCTATAGGTATATAACATGGCATATTCTGACACTTTAAAACTAGTCACTGGCGATACGCTACCAGAGCTGACTTTCACATTGAAAGACAGTAATACAGCGGTGGCGGGCTTAAATCTAGACGAGTCTAACAGCGCCACTTGGGCACCAATCAACGTTGCAGGTGCGACTGTAAAGCTAAGATTACGAGAGCTAGGTAGTACTGCTGTGAAGGCTACTTTAACCTGCTCGGTAACTGACGGTGCTGCTGGCAAAGTAGCGACAGATTTTCCTGCGGGAACTTTAGATACTGCCGGTACTTTTGAAGGCGAGTTAGAATTAACCTTCCCTGGCGGCGGCATACAGACTGTTAATGATTTAATCAAGTTTAAAGTACGCAGTGACTTTGATTAAATGGCCTATAGAGTTGTAGTCGAGAAACCACAACGAGTTCGTGCTCTAGCTAGTAGCGCGAATATTGTTGTTGCGGACGCACAACTTGTAAAGACACAAGTATTAGTAACAAAGGCATCATACGCTGCGTCAATTAGTTCTCGCGTCGCGAACGTTTTTTCTGCGTATGTCTATCCTGTTACCGAAATCTACTATCGAAATGTTTCTGCTGAAGACGTAGCGCTCGACCCTTTCTCGCTTAACAAGTACTTTCGCTTGGACCAGGCTGTAATGGCCGAGGCGCTAAGTGTGCTTGCTAGTAAAGGGGTTGATGATGTAAGTGGACTATCCGACCGGCAAGACTTCCTAATTGGAAAAGGTATTTCGGATGGTTTTGCTATGGGCGACGAAGCTGTTGTTCTTTTAGAGATACTACGAGAATTTACAGAAGACGCTTTTGTAACAGACTCACAGGAGCGGTCGTTAGGGGTTGTTAAGTCGGAAGCGATAGGGGTTGCCGATATAGCGGTAACGCTTACAACCAAGTCTTTATCTGACGGTACAGATCTTTCTGAACAAGCTATCTTTGATACTGCCAAACCGCTAATTGAATCAGCTAGCCTCTCAGACCAGTTCACTAGAGCCGCAGTATTTCAACGCTCCTTCTCTGACGCTTTAGTGCTAGATGATTTCACAGACGTCAACGCGGTCCAAAAGGACACTATAGCTACCAAAACTAACGTTATTGGGTTCTCTGACACGCAAAATTTTGCTACAGATAAGACCTTTGCTGATGCGATTAACTTTGCAGAACAAACAGTAGCTGCTTTTGAAAAGAGTCTTTTAGACAGCGCAACAATAACCGAATCAATACAAATATCAGTTTCTTCACTGGCGTCATCTGTACTAAATGCTTCTGCGCTAAACAGTGCGCCACTTAACAACTAGGAGTCAACCTAATGCTACATGATAATTTCAACATGATCGGACACTTGTCTATCTCTATTAATGACGAGGTCGTTCAAGAAGTGCCTAACTTGGTAGTTACCGATGGAAAAGAGTATGTCGCTAGCCGCATGAAAGACACAACTAAAGCTGCGATGTCACACATGGCTATCGGCACAGTTTCGACTGCTGCGGCAGCAAGTGACTCTGCGCTTGGCGGTCAAGCCAATCGTGGAGCTCTCACCTCAGCTACCGTTACTGGCACAACCATTACTTACATCGCTACATTTGGCGCGGGCAGTGGTACCGGAGCAATAACTGAAGCAGGTTTATTCAACGCTAGCAGTGCCGGTGACATGCTTTGCCGCACAGTGTTCGCGGTTATTAACAAGGGATCTAGCGATTCGATGACTATTACTTGGACTGTAACAGTAAGTTAATCCAACTAATATCCTGAGGTATCTAGCATGGCAGTAGTTTTTTCAAACAACGCCAAAACAACGTTGGCATCTACCGTATCTACATCTGCGACGAGCATAACAGTCGCGGATGGTAGTGTGTTTCCTGCACTTAACGGTTCAGATTACACATACGTCACTTTTGAGGACTCTAGTGGCAACGTTGAGATCGTAAAGGTTACAGCACTTAGCGGTAACACGCTTACGGTTGTCCGAGCGCAAGACAACACTTCTGCCAGAGCATTCAGTTCTGGCGGCAAGTGCGAACTTCGCTTAACTTCGGCGGGGCTGAATGACGTAACTACTACTACGGCTTCGGTAACTGCCGCAGGCGCGTTAATGGATAGCGAAATTAGTAACATTGAGGCTATCAAAACGCTTAACCAAAGCGTAAGAACTGTAGACAGCGTTAACTTCGGTGCTGTGAACACCACAGGCGATATTGAAACTGGATCTAAGTTAATTTTCGGAACCCACGACAGCGAGCTAGGCAATAACTATCTTCAGTTTAACGCCAACTCTCATGCTTTTATTGGTCATAATGTTGTTGGAAAAACTTTAAGTTTTAAAATCTCTGTAGCTGCGCCACTGGATACCACACCATTCACCTTGACGCAATATGGAATGACCATCAACGGCACGATGGCCACGACCGGCTCAATCACTGGCGGCGGTACAATAAAAACCGGCAACGATACCGGCAAAATTATGCTGGGTACGTCGAACGACCTCCAAATCTATCACGATGGAAATCACAGTCACCTTCGCAACGCTACCGGAGACTTACGAATCAGAAGTGACGGATTTAAAATCCAAAATTATGGAGCAAATAGCTCCTATATGACTGGCGTTAATGGCGGTGCTGTTAGCTTGTACTTTGCCGGTGTGTCTAAAGTAACAACGACAGCCAACGGCGTTACTGTAACGGGAAGCCTTTCAGCAGCAGGCGGCAGCTCCACCAACTGGAATGCAGCCTACGGCTGGGGTAACCATGCATCTGCGGGTTACTTAACAAGCTACACCGATACAAACACAACTTACTCTATCCAAGATGGAGAGCTTTCGCAGAACAACTTTACAAACGCAGACCATACGAAACTCAATGGCATTGCTGCTAATGCAAACAACTATGTGCTGCCATTTACAAACAACTCTACCAACTGGAATACTGCATACGGTTGGGGTAACCACGCTAGTGCTGGGTACTACGCTGCGAGCAACCCTAACGGTTACACCAACGACCAAACTGCCGCTGAGATACTTACTGCTATTAAGACTGTTGACGGCTCAGGCTCTGGCTTAGATGCTGATTTGTTAGATGGGCAACATGGTTCTTACTATGCAGCTAATTCTTCACTAAACAGTTACATGCCTATAAGGATGTCTACCCCCTACGCTGTGATACCTACTGGCGGCTGGGCTGGCTATAACTTAGGCAATGGAACCATGTTGCAGGCGAGTTCTACTGGACTCCCATCTGGAGGAACGCATGGTTACTGGCATGTTACTGGTAGACGAGATACCAGCGGCGGCTATGTTGGTCTCTATTTCCAAGATTACAGCGCATCGTCTGGCATGTGGATTGGTAAAAGTTTAACTAGTGCTGATCCAACATGGGAGAGAGTATGGAGTGCTGGTACAGACGGCTCAGGCTCTGGCTTAGATGCTGATCTACTTGATGGGCTTAACAGCACTTCATTTGTACGCTCTGATGCTAACGATACAATGAATGCCCTGTTGACAATAAACACAACCAACGATGCTCAACTTAGCTTAACGTCTGCCAATGGCTGGACAGGAATATCGTTTAACGATGGGGCTGCGCGAGGTGCTGAGTACCTTTGGCACAACGGCAATCACGGAACCTTTGCTTTGGGCGGCGGCGGTTCCGATGTAGCAGGCAAAAAACTTCATGTAGATGGCGGATTGTCAGTAGGCGCTAGCTCGGATACCACAGCAACTCCTGCTAACGGTATATATTCAGAAGGCAATGTATCTGCCAATGGAACTACTATAGGAGCGGACGGGACATACGCAGGATACAGCGTTACAGGATTTGGCGGCACGACCAATGGTTACAATAGAGTGTTCGGACACAACAGCAACGCTGACGGCTTGTATTTAGCTGCTGCTTCTGGGCGAGGTATAATCTTCAGGGTAAACGGCTCTGGTGCTAACTCTTTTGCGTTTAATTCTACGGGACATTTCCAACTCAACAACACCACAGTAATAGACTCAAGCCGCAACCTGACTAACATTGGCACTATCTCCAGTGGCGTAATAACAAGCACAGGTGCAATTACATCTGCTGACTTCTTTAAAGCGACAGGTAGCAACTTAAAGTTTAGTGCTGGTGGGAATCACATCTTTAACGTGGATTTAAACGGAAAGATCTATCCACAAACGCACAATGCGGTGGATATAGGTTTTAATAATACTACTGCGTTTAGAAATCTATACTTGTCTGGAACTGTTAATAGTACTAGCGGTAATTATACTACTACTACTTCTAGGAATAGATTTACAACCAGTTCGGGCTACATAGAGCTTGGCCCAATGAACGCAACTTGGGCGCATATTTACACTGATAGAGCAAACTTTTACTTTAACAAAAACCTATATGTTTTAGGTAGCAAAGTCTGGCACGCAGGCAACGATGGCTCTGGCTCTGGTCTTGATGCTGATTTATTGGATGGACAGCAGGGTTCTTACTACTATAGCTCGGCTAACCCGCCACCTTTAACTGCCGACCCCACTCTAACTTTGACTGGAGATGTTACAGGCTCTGCTACGTTTACTAATTTAGGTAACGCTACACTAACCGCTGTAGTTAACAACGATAGCCACTACCATTCACAAGTATACATACCAGACACTCGTGGAGCGCAGAGAGCGCCTAGTTACTATAATGATAGATATGCTCAGTGGGATTTTCAGCAGAACACTGATACTTTAGCTGGTGGAGATTCATGGCACGCCCTTCAGACCGTTGCTCCGTGGTCGGTTTATAACAGCGCCCATCGTCAACAGCAGCTTGCTTGGACTGGAACTGGCGGATTAAAGTTTCGATACGCAACTAGCGAAAGCGCATGGGCAGGGTGGCAGACACTTTGGACATCTGGCAATGACGGTTCAGGTTCTGGCTTAGATGCTGATACGCTTGACGGGATTCAGGGAGCATCATTTTTACGAAGTGATGCATCAGATTCTATTGCGGCGGGAACCACCTATACTTTTGGGACTTCTAATGCAGAAGGATTCAGATTTACAAACAGTTCTTATAGTAAATCACTTTATATTGGTGGTTGGTCTGGTTCCTTAAATTCATCTGGTATCTCAAGAATACGAAACTCTAATGATAATTTGCACATTGACTGTGGCTCTGCGGGCAATTTGTATTTTAACCACTACGCTACTGGCAACATCTATTATCGCGGATCTACTCTTTGGGGCGCGGTAAACGATGGCTCAGGCTCTGGTCTTGATGCTGATACGGTTGATGGAATACAAGGTGCTTCATTCCTGCGCTCCGATGCTACTGACTATCAGAACAACACTATCTACCAACGTGGTTACTTAGTAAATGAAACTGCTTATCGCAACAGAGGCGTTTATGGTAACTATAACTCAAGCAAAACTAACCACATCTGGTCTATGGGTGTTGCATACAAAAACCATGCCTCTGGAACTAACTTTGGCAACCTCTACGGTCTAGCTTATAAGCACACCAATAACGGAACTGGTGGCACTATGGCTGGTGGGCATCAGATGGTGTGGTGTCAGAACGGTACTGGTTATGCTGCAATGGGTTCAAACATCTGGACTTCAGGTAACGTGACGGCTTACTCAGATATTCGAGTTAAAGAAAACCTAAAAGTAATCCCTAATGCCTTAAATAAAGTAATGCAACTTAATGGGTATACATACGATAGGACTGATTTAAGCCCTGCAACCACTGAAGAAGAAGACATTACCTACGCCCACAACCCAACAGGTAGACACGTTGGTGTAATTGCACAAGAAGTTCTAAAGGTGTTACCTGAAGCAGTAACTGGTGGCCCGAACAGTATGGATGGGACTGATGATGACCACTATTCAGTTGCCTACGGTAATATGGTTGCACTGCTAATAGAGTCCATAAAAGAACTTAAAGCCGATGTCGATGACCTCAAAACCCAATTGGAGAATAAATAATGTCAGTAACTTACGAGCTACTAGAAGAATACACAGGCACTCGCACCACTGAAATGCCTGACCCCGATAACGAAGGTGAGACTGTTTCTACTGAAACTGATTGCCGTGACATTCAGGTTCGCTTTACTTGTGGTGATACCGATTGCGTCCATGAGCGTTCTGTAAATGTCTGCTTTGATGCTGACGGTGCATACGATGCAGCGGCTACCTTAGTCCGTGTTGGTGAGGTTGCTATGGGCGTAGAGCAGAAAATAGCCTGCGGTGTAATTAGTTAATGGCTCTACCAACGTCAGGTGCCATATCGTTTGCTAACCTACAGTCTGAGTTTGGAGGCTCTAACCCTATAACTATGGGGGAGTATGCAGCCTTCCGTGTGTCTGGCAGTGGCAACACAATTAGCATGAACCAGTTTTATGGTGCAGTCGGTACTGACACACAGACTGTAACTGTAGGAAGATATTTCGATGGTACAGCTTATGTCCCAACCGATAACTACGGCTTTAGCTTAACCTTTGGTGGTGGGTTTGGGTCAATCAGTGACGGAACGCTAAGTCTTACTGGAAACACCACCATAAAAGATATTAGATGGAACAACCTCGTGCCTGAAATATATCTACAACTTTCAGCGATAGTCCCTAACTCTGGGTGGACAACTATGACTATAGCTGGGTCGGCTCTTAGTAGGTCTTCGGCTAGCTTTTCTCAATCATCAGGTATTACAACATGGAAGTGGACTAGCGCGAATCTTTTTGGCACAACCGTTGGCGCAACTAAATCGGTGGTGTTTACATGAGCAGAGTGTATACAACAAGAAATGACGGTGATGATAGTTACATCTGCTATTCCAAGAATGGTGCGTACTTTGAGATACCTTTAGAAACTGATGAAGGGGAGATACAAGACAAACTAGACTTTGCTTTGGTATCAGGGGCATTGTCAAACTATGAGTTACAGCAGTGTCACGATGATGTGTACGTTAATCAAGATGTAGTAAGACAAGACTACACTTTGGAAACTGAAGAAGGTGCGTTGATACTTGAAGAGTTAAAGCAAGAGTTTCCTAGTTACGTTAACTATGAACGATCAGAGTTTAACTTTGTTGGTAAGTATGATGGATATAGGGAGCCTTATCAGAACAGTAGTATTAGCTTCTACGACTTTGGAGTTTTCCCAAGCGAGTCATTACTGCTTAACTTCAACACGAGCTATCTAGCTAGTAACCTAAAGCATTGGTATGGCCTGAAGTTTGACCTTGTGAGTAAAGAGGTTCTGCTAAAGGCGGTCATCATAGACTATGACGGAAGCAAGCCAGCATTGCCCAAGGAAGATAGGGCATACAAGACGTTCTACGCAATCACACACGCCCAAGACGGGACTGTGGCTGACTGGATAGATGCCTATGTCTTTGCAACACCAAGGCGTATTAAGGATTTCTGTGCAGCTCAGGGGCTAGATTACCCTCTCTTTGACAACACACACACTGAGTGTGATGTAGTCTGGTGTTGGGGTTTTGTATTTCATAAAGACACATTGGAGTATGGGGCTGTTAAAGCCTACGCTCGATACAATCAATAATTAAAGATAGATGGCAATAACGCCAAACAACAAGACAAACTTTTTTAACTACCATTATATTAGCCAGACTAATATAATGGTAGTCCATACACCCTGAAGGAATCTACGATGACTGAATTAGCAGATAAAACCGAAGCAGAACAAACAATTACGATTGGCGAAAAAACTTACCCAGTCGCTGGGCTGAGCGATCAAGTCAAAGAAATGCTTTCGCTGCATCAGCAAGCAAGCGAAATGGCGATGGGCGCGAAGCGTCAAGCAACTATCCATGATATTGCTGTCCAGAACTTGGCTGCAATGATCGAGAAGGCTGTAACTGACGCCGACGAATGAGGTATAAATGGTTTATTTTAAGAGGGACAGGTTCAGCGGTATCGCTCCAGCGGTCACCGCTCGTCTGCTTAACGAAAAGTTTGGCCAGATAGCGGAGAACATAGACTTCGAATCTGGTCGACTGGCCGCGACTAACGCAGACGTAGACGCGTACACCCTGCAAAATACTGGGCGTCGGTCAATATACTACTATCGCGATACTTCATGGCTAGAGTGGTCTAATGAAGATGTATCCGTAGTCCCTGGTCCGATCCCTGGCGATACTACTGACCGTCTATACTTTACGGGTGATGATTACCCTCGCGTCGGTACAGTGGCTACGCTCGTGAGTGGTAGTTCAGGGTATCCGGTTAACTCTTACCGGCTCGGTGTTCCCGCTCCATCGGCAGGTCTTACTGCTGAGAAGTCCGGCGATGTTGCGGAAGGTGAGACCCCGAATAGCGTTTCGTACGTTTATACTTTGGTTACAGCTATGGGCGAAGAAGGCCCCCCGAGTGCGGCGTCTGGAATTCTAGACATCACTACTACGGAAACTGTTGCGCTAACACTACCTACGTCCAACAATCCTTCAGGCAACTATAACTTCGGTGCTGGCTCGTTAAAGCGGATCTACCGCAGCAATACTGGTTCTACGAATACGCAGTTTCAGTTCCTCACACAGATCTCCTACAACTCGACGACGTACACAGACACTACGTCTTCTGCTAACTTGGGGGAGATTATACCCAGCGCTACGTGGATTGGTCCGCCAGACGATAGTAGCTTGTATCCCGATGGCCCTTTGAAAGGTTTAATACCTTTATCTCAAGGCACGATGGCAGGTTTTACAGGCAAACGGTTCTGCTTATCTGAACCATTTTTACCACACGCCTGGCCAATCCAATACAGGATCACGACTGAAGAAGACATCGTTGCTATTGCTTCAACGGCTAATGGTGTTGCAGCGTTGACCGATGGACAACCTTATTTTATCACGGGCACCGAACCGTCAGCCATGACCGCGATCCGCGTTGATCTAGCGCAAGCGTGTGTGAACGCACGCAGTGTAGTAGACATGGGTGATTATGTACTCTATGCAGGGCCAGACGGTTTATGTTCTTTGCAAAGCTCGCAGGGACAAGTAGTAACTAAGTCACAGGTTTCGGTTAAGCAATGGAACGCGGACTTCAATCCTACAACGATTCGCGCTTTTCGTCACGAAGGTACATACGTTGCATTTCACGCGGGTGGGGGTTGGGTCTATGATCCGCGAGGCGGTGAGGCCGCACTCTCTACACTGACCGTGGCAGCCGATATTCGAGGCGGCTACCGTAACCCTAAAGATGGCCAGCTATATGTCATCGTCGGTAACAAGATTAAAAAGTATCAGGGTGCTAGCGGTAAAAACACACTGAAGTTTAAGAGTAAAAAGTTTATAAGCACCTCACCTATTTCTATGGGTTGGGTCTCTGTAGACGCAGATGTCTACCCAGTTACTGTAAAAGTCTGGGGGGACGGGGTACTTGTTGCTCATTATGTACTAAGTAAACCAGGAGCAACATATACGCAGGCTACCACTGTACCAAGCAACATAAGTGACGGTACTTTGCGCGAACCGATAATGCGTATGCCAGCTGTGGTCGCTCAACAGTGGGAGATCCAAGTCGAGGGTACTGACATTAATGAGTTTTGTTTAGCGCAGAGCATGGACGAGGTGCGTCAATCGTGACAGTACGCACTGTTGAGCCTACTAAAGTCCCAGGCATACCGAAACCGCCAGCTTCTGTAGATGCAGAAACCAGGCGTTACTTAGAAGCCTTAGCTGAAGCCGTAGAAATACGGCTGGGTCGTAGGGGTGATCCGATTGATCGGGCGATAACCCTGCGTGAACTTGTCGCTGGCGGGTTAGCTGCGAATCTTGACGGTGCTAATTTTAACGAGCGGTACTTCAACTCTAGCAACATAGATATGGGGCCGATTGATATAAGCCTAGTAACTGATTTGACGCCTCCGTCAGTTATTACTAACCTAACAGTCACTGGGGCCTACTCAGTTATAAATATGTCATGGACAGCTCCAATCGACGGGAACTTTAGTCAGACTGAAGTTTGGTCCCACACTTCCGACTCTCTTGGCGACGCTACTTTAACTGGGATTACACCTACCTTTACTTTCTCAGATCCTGTTGGCGGAGATGCTACTCGCTACTATTGGGTTCGGGCCGTCTCTACATCTAATATCTATGGGCCGTTTAACTCTGCGGCAGGCACCGTAGGCACAACAGCCACTGATGTTGCTCACCAGCTAGAAGTGTTAGCGGGCGCGATAACTGATAGCCAGTTGGCTGTTAGTCTTAGTTCGAGTATCACTGGTGTTGCCACTAATGCGGCGGCGGCTGCGTCTGATGCGGCGGAGGCAATAGCAGCGAAGACAGCAGCTTTATTAGCGCAAGCTGGTGCCGAAACTGCTGAAGATAATGCAGAGATCGCTGAGACAAATGCAGAGACTGCACAATCTGCGGCGAGCACTTCTGCAAATGCCGCGTCGAATTCTGCAACTGGCGCTGCGGGTTCTGCTTCCTCTGCATCGACATCTGCTACCAATGCGGCATCTAGCGAAAATAACGCAGGCTCTTCAGCAACCGCAGCCTCGACCAGCGCGTCAAATGCCAACACTTATGCAACTGCTGCTGGGACGGCCTCTACCGCATCACAGAATGCGAGTGTCACCGCTACAACTGCTAAAACTAATGCAGAGACTGCTGAGTCAAATTCGGCTAACTCGGCTAGTGCTGCATCAACTAGCGCAAGTAATGCGTCTGCAAGTGAGTCGGCTGCTGGTACGTCTGCCAGCGCTGCTAACACATCTGCGACTAATGCTGCTTCTAGTGCCTCGAGCGCCGGTACTTATTCGACTAATGCTGCTTCTAGTGCAACGGCTGCTGATGGCTCTGCAACAGCGGCGTCGTCTACAGTCAATGGCTTGACTGCTAGATTAAATAATACTGGTGGGACAGGTGTAACCGTAGAGCAAGCATACTCAGCTAACGCCAGTGACATCGGTGACTTAGAAGGGCAGTACTCTGTAAAGATTGACGCGAACGGACACGTAGCCGGTTTCGGTTTAAGTAACACGCTCACGACCGCGGGGCCAAGCTCTGCATTCATTGTCCGCGCTGATAAGTTCGCGGTCATTGACCCCGCTTCAGTAGCTGACGGTCTTGGTACTACTAGTCCCACCGCAGCGAACATCCCGTTTTTTATTCAAGGCGGTACTACCTACATCAAAGCAGCCGCGATCCTCGATGCAAGTATCACTGACGCAAAGATTGGAACTCTGGGCGCAGATAAAATAACGTCGGGCTTTATTAGTTCAGATCGAATTGATTCAGGCAGTATTAACGTCAATAAACTAGAGCTTGTTGGTACAGGTGCGACGATTAATTTGAAGAGCGCGAACACCGGAGCACGAATGGTTATTCAAGGGAGCAACATCCAGGTCTTCGATTCGACGGGCGCGCTCCGTGTCAAGTTGGGGGCTCTGTAATGGCTCATGGCATTCGCGTTTGGACTAATGATAATCCGCCGAAACTGCGCCTAGATCCAGGTGACAAACAAGTCATGCATTATGCATATTATTCTGGGACTTTATTAGGCGGCGGTAGCGCTACGGCTACAATTACTGTTGGCGGCGGGTATGATATTAGTAGTGGTGATTGGGGCATGAATGTTATACCCGTTAATTACTTTCTCGAGGCGGAGTCAACTACGAACACCATTACCGTTCGTAATAAAAACCCCGCATACAATACTTCTGGGTATGGCTCGATCCAGTACCGTGTAAGCGTATTTAAGTTGAATCAATAATGGCTTACGGATTCCGTGCATATAATAACTCTGGGTTTACTCAAATCGATGAGACTACTCAAGGGTTCCAAGTTTTATCGACCGGCATTGTACCAGCTAGTGATGCTTACTCAGTTAATTACGTGACAATACCTTCTAGTTATCCAGACGACATATTGGTCATCGCGAAACCGCATGACCCCAACACGACTTTACAGTATCGGATATTCGCGAATTACATGGACACTACTACTCCAGGCGGGACCAGGATTCGCAGAGCGTACATGAACTGTGCTTACGGTACGGTAATCTTAGCAATGGCGGCTTGCGACTACGCAATTATTCAGCGCTGCAGCTTGTTTGATGACTCTTTAATCAGCGGGCAAAGTCCTGCGAACTACGGGCTAAATGTATACCGCACGGATGGCACACTTAGTTTTACGACAGAGAAGCCCACGTTCCGTGTTCGTTCAGCGCGACATCATGAAGTTACAGAAACCGATTTCGGTGCTGGGGTCTGGCACACAGCGACCAGCGTTACTGACTTACTGAACACCTACGCGTTAGCAATGAATTACGGCGGGTTGTACCGCAGAACTTTTGGGCCTTCCGCAGATAGGGAGTATGTTACTAAATCACGGCTAGGAGCTTGGAACTACAACACAACTCCTCCGACTTTTAGCACACATGTTCAAAGTGCAGGCGGTGGTACGAATGAACAAACTGAATACACACGGGTATGGAAAGGGCATAGGACAGAAATGGTTGGGTATATCGTATGATGAAGTTTGCGTTTGTGAACACACATGGTGAGATCAAATCTATCGTTCACCCTTCGGAAGACACAGCGTTTACTGAGGGTGAACAGGTCGGCGAAGAAACGGTGCATGGGTTTGCCTATACAGAAGATGATATTAACGTGGCGACTAATTGGTACTGGCGCGACGTCTGGGTCAAAACCAAACCTGAACGCCCCTCAATCTACCACTATTGGGAAAACTACCAATGGAACCTAGACGCTGTAGATCTAGCGGCTGAGCTGCGTGATCTCCGCGACAGGAAGCTGTTTCGTTCGGACTGGACACAGTTCCCAGACAGCCCTCTGACTGACGAAGTTCAAGCAGCATGGGTGACCTATAGACAGGCATTGCGAGACGTTCCCGCAAACTACTCTGAAATCAATTCACTAGATGAGGTGTCATGGCCGACTGTTCCTGGAGGCTAAGATGGACCCGATCACTGCTATTGCGACAGCGACCGCTGCGTTCAACACCGTTAAAAAAATGGTGTCGATGGGACGTGACGTCGAAGAAACACTAGGTCAAATTGGCAAGTGGTATGGGGCTATGTCAGACCTGCAAGAGGCCGAGCGTGAGGCTAACAACCCTCCGTTGTTTAAACGGATCGTTGCAGGTAGGTCGGTAGAAGAAGAAGCACTTAATATTTATTCGGCCAAAAAGAAAGCGCTGGTGCAAGAAAAAGAGCTTCGCACGTTGCTTTTGTATGCGTATGGACCTACTGGATACCAAGAATTGGTAGACCTCCGCCGAAGGATTAAGGCGCAGCGCGAGAAAACAATTTATCAGCAGGCGCGCAAACGTAAGAACGCCTTCTGGGCAACCGTGCAGAGTGCGCTGATTCTTGTGATGTGTGGCGCTCTATACAAAATATACATGTTCTTGGCCGTAACTATTCAACAAGCCAACGTGGCTTAGGAGAAAATTATGCACGTAGAAAAAGGTAAGCAGTGTTATCTGAATCAGAAAGACAAGCCTAAGAAGAAGCCTAAGAAGAAGGTCAAGTAGTGATGGTACCGTAATCGATTACGGTACCAAAAGCCATATCATATAAGGTATGGAATGCATTAAAAGTAAGCATTATCAATCATCTACGATAGTATTTATAATTGCACCTCAATCAACCAGAGGTAGTTATGATACTGTACGTAATAGGATTTATACTTGTAGCACTAGGCGCGATAGCCAAGCAAGACCTGTAAGTGTGCCAATGGCACAATAAGAAATAACCTAAACTAAAATATATAGAGTTATCAATAGGTTAGCCAACGCCAAGATAATATTAGTAATAGTATTATATAGAAGGTAACCCCCTGAAATAGAACAACTTTATCCATTACACGGTAGAAAATCCCTCTTTCTCCGCCAATCATTAGGGCCCCTACAGCCATTGAGCTGTAGGGGCTTTTTTGATACATTGCGACTCTCAGGCACAATTTTGGCACACCCAGGAGGGAGTTATGGCAACGATACGAAAAAGAGGGGGGCAGTATCACGTCCAGATCAGGCGTAAAAAATTTCCAACCCAAACAAAATCCTTTACTTCTAAAGCTTCAGCAGCAGCCTGGGCGGTCGGCATAGAGGCGAGCATGAACAACGGTTCGTGGATCGATACCCGCGCTCAAGACTCACATATCATTGACCACATTATCGATCAGCTTATATATTCTTACACAAGGTTTGGGCTTGAAGTGTGCGGCCCTAAACTTGGGCAGCTCAATATGCTCAAACGACATTTTCAGGGGCAGTCGATTCATGACCTAACCGCTGATGATATTCTTAACTTCGCAGCAGACCGGCGCAAAGAAGTTGCAGCGTCTACGTTGCAGTATCAGATCTACTATTTTAAGCAAGCCCTAACGCACAGTCGTATTCGCACTGAAGTTGATGCTATCGATATAGCAATTACTGAGCTTAAAAAGAAAAAAATCATAATGGGTAGTGAAGAACGCGACCGTCGCCTGGAGAAAGGGGAGTATGAATTGCTCATGGGTGCAGTAGGGCCGCAACGTTCTCGTTATCTTGCTGCTGCGATAGACATTGCTATTGAGTCAGGCATGCGCCAGGGCGAAATACACGCTCTTAAATGGAGCATGATCGACTTTGACAAAGGGCTTATTACCCTATGGCGTAAAAACAAGCATGCTGAAGGGGGTAAGAAGAAGGCTATAATACCCCTATTAAAGGGCGTGAGAGAGGCGCTCGTACGCCATCAGAATGTACTTGGCAAGGCTGACGTACTGTTTGAGGTGAAACGAGCAGCGTCCATTTCTGACGCATTCGCTAAGCTACGTAAAAAAGTTGGAATATACGACATGCATTTCCATGACTTGCGCCATGAAGCAATTTCACGGTTGTTCGAGAGCGGTATGAGTGTTGCGCAGGTTCGCTTAATAAGCGGACATAGCAGCCTTGACCAGTTATCTCGTTACGTGAATCTTAGAGCTGAAGACTTTGGAGGTTATTAGACCCGAGTCTCATCTAGCTTACCGTCAAGATAAATTGCAACTTCGTGGGTAGGGAA